ATATCGTCATTTTGTTTTGAAACATATTGCCATTTGATTTTACCGGCATCCCAAATCCTGTCATAACCAATTTCCTGAATGCATTCCCAAGTGGTCTTGTCTTCAACATCAATGCCAAACTGATTTTGAATTTTTGGTCGGGTGAATTGTCTAGAATAAAATCTCTGATTATAGTCAGTAACAAAATATGAGGGAGCAGATTCCATTGACTTTTCAAAACCATGTTGTTGATACAAATCTCCATTACTAAATCTATTATCACTGTAAGTTTCCACCAGCCGGGGCGAATATGTATTAACAAAATAACTGAATAACTTCCCAAACGAACCGCGGACTGATGTGTTCAATTTACTAGCAAATCTCAAAAGCTGGTAAGTGTTTTTGATTTTCTGCAAACTTATTACAGATACAATATTTTGATCATTATCATAATATAAAGCAATATTCAAACTGGATCCAAAACACATGCCATTTATGTGATTGTCTTTGTAAAAATCATTGGCTTGATTGTTATTGATTTCAATAATCCTTGTTTTCCTTGCATCTATTTTTTGATTAAGCAAACGCAATTTAGCCAGTATCATACTCTTAACAATTGCATTCTTTTGCCAAAATTCATCCTGATAAAATTGTAGGAGTTGATAACCAGCATCCTTAGCCATTTGATATTTCTTATAATGATAGATTGATCCTCGATTTAAACTCAATTCACTGTGATGAAATAGTCCGTGTAATTCAATAGCCAATTTAGAATCAGAAATTACAAAATCCAACTGATTGGGAGATATCAATTTCTTATCATTGCGTTTGTATTTGATATTCAGAGAATCAAAAAACTCAGCTAGATTTTCCTCCATATTACTCCGTGGACTAAAAACCATTTGATCCAAACAACCATACTGTCTAGCCAAACCCAATATTCTATCACCGGTGCCCGTCAATCCAAGCTCTTGAGCCACATTTAGTGCTGATTTGCCTCTTACAAAAGATACAAAATTATCTTTATTGTATAAAATGTTGTAAATTCTTTCACCATATTTTTCTTTTAATCTTTCATGTTGTTTCTGATTTATTTGATCTCGATATTCTTTCAAAGCAAATACAGAGACATGACCATATTTTTCTATCTTAGATTTATTCGCCTTTTCTCGTATATGATCTGGCCAGGGATTGGATCCATATTTTTCCTGTTTGACTTTTCTTGCAATAGACATTAGTTTACCATAATTTTGAATATATGTGGTTCTTGCCTTCTTTTGTATATCTGGGCTTTGAAGAGGAGAATCAACCCCATACTTTTCTTTGATAACTTTCTTGATTTTGGTACGGATCACTTCACTTTCAAAAGGTGTCTCAGCACCATATCGTTGCATGTTGGTTTGTTTGGCTTTTTTCTGAACTTTCACATTTAAGAATGGATTATCAACCCCATATTTTTCCCGAAATGTTTTCTTGGCATTTTCCACCAATTGTTTTTTCTGTGAGGGATCCAAAGTTTGATGCCAGTTTTTTAGCTTAGCTTTTTGGCTGTTTTTGACGCATTCACAGTGTTTACCACATCCCACGCGATATCCCTCATAGAAGTTTTTAAATATGCGCTTTTTATTGAATTCACAAATGGGAGATTGCTGCGAGTTTTTGACTAGATATACCAGTTCACTGATGTTGTCAGTTTTATACGGCGTTTGTGAATGTAACCAAGAGAAAAATTCTGGCCTGGTTTTTACAAACTTGGCCCAACCTTTGGGGTTTATGTTTTCTATCAAATAGTTAAGTGTTTGTGTGTAATCCATAACATTATTTATTATAGATATAACCAATACAAAGTCAATACTATAAATCAGCCAAACAAAAACCCCTGGAATTGCTTCCAGGGGTTCTTGAATATTCCAATGATCTATTGTATCATAGGAAGGTTAGTGTTGCGGTATTGATACCCACAAGTCCCAAATAATCCCCAGCATTGCCAAGAGACGATGCGGTATTTGTTAGTTCCAAATATCCATACCTTGTCATGAAACTTACAACCGGTTCAAAGGTCTGTGGATCAATCACCACACCAGAGCTGGTCAGTGGCACGTATGGGCAGTAATAGGCTGCGGCGTCGATTTCGCCTGGGCCCTTGTAGCCAACTAGCACAGGGGTTGCGTCTGATGCGTAAGCATCAACATAAACACGCATGGAGTTGTTTAGAACGCCAACAAACTTAGTGTTGGTTGGTGCTTCAAAAACACCTTCAGTGGTGCGTGCGAATGCTGAAGTTGTAGCAGATTGCAAGATTGTTAGAGCTGTTGGGCTCAACACAACCCAGTTGCCTGCACCACGACGTGTGCGTGATGCAATCAAGTTTGCTTGGCGGTTGATCAAAATTGCCAAAGCTGCCAATTCATCACCAACGAATGTTGCAGTACCAGAAACAGCTGCTTGGTCGAAGATTGATGTTGGTGCACCAGGTAGAACACGCAGTGAGTTCAAAATTTCCTGGTCGATTTCAGCTGTGATTTCCTGAGCCAAAGCAGCCATGATTTCTGCTTCGATGTCAATGCCTTGCTGTGCTTGAGCGTCTTGAGCAGCTTCGAAGGTCCAACGTGCACTTAGGCGACGTGTTTTTGCTTCTACAACTTCTTTCAAGATTTGAATGTTCAAGCGGTTACCTGGTTGACCTTCAAGAGCTGCTGTTGGAGCTGCCTTTGGATTTGCAACGTTTTCATTACCAGAGTAGTAACGAGCGATGTCAAATGGGCTTAGAGCTTCTGTACCAGCTGTAACGCCGCCGCCGCCTGCAGGAACAGTGTCAGCATAACGCACACGTAGAGTGTGGATCTGTGCTACTGGACCAGTCATTGGCTGCACACCGATGATTTCGTTTGCGATAACAGTTGGCATCACACGACGAATCACTGGAAGGATAACCTTGTTTAGTGTGGCAACATTGCCTGCGGTTGTTGAACCAGGGGTGGCTTCAAACAACATTGAACCGCGTGCTGAAAGTTCTTTTCTTGTGTTTTCAAGAACTGTATCTAGAACTTGGCGTCGGTTGCCATGAAGACCTTCAAGTAGGGCTTCCTTGGCTCTGCTCCAGTTCTGAGATTCAAATAGTTTTGTCATTTTGTTTCTCTCCTAATATCACTGAATTCCTGCTAGTTTACGAAGTTGAATAATTTCACCAAGTTGATCTTGGGTCCTCACATCCTCTTCCTTAACTGCTTCTGCCAGTTTGTTATTTCGGTCACCCGTAACTACTTGCCTTGTTGAACCCTCATTCAACGCAGCGCGCTTGGGGGCGGAATTGCCAACCACAGCGGGTAGATAACGTGAGTAATGTTCACGGAGTTTTTCAGTTTTTACTCCTTGAAGCATTTGCTCCATTACCGAACGTTTTTCCTTGCTCAAAGGTGCCAAAAGTTCACTCATAATGCGAGATCGTTGAGCGCGTTCCTCCGCACTTCGAATTTTTCTCACTGCACCTTCAAACAAATTTTTTGCTTCTGCAGCTCTCTTTTCTGCTTCAGCCAGTTTAGCCTTAAGCTCGCCAACTTGTCGCATGACAACCTTGACTTTTGTGCCTTCAGCCAAATATGAGTTCATGAACTCTGCACCAAATGCTTCAAAGATCTTGCGACCAAAGTTGTTCTCACGAACAACGCGAAGTTCTTCTTTTAGTTGCGAAAGTTCTTTGGTCAAAGTCTGATTAACAGTTGCTTCAACCAATGCGGCTGCTCTCTTAATGAATGCAGCCTTTGTTTCGTTTAGTTTTTGCTTGCTTTCAGAAATCAATTTTGCACGAGTCTCCGCCAACAATTTCTTGTCAGCTGCAAACTCTTCAATTTCACTTGCAACTTGCTTCAAAACAAACTCATCCAATTTCTTGATACGAGCTTTTGTTTGTTTATCAAGTTTTGCCTTGTGACTGCGAAGATTCTGGGCCATTTGTTTACGGACTTCCATAAGACTTTTCTTGTCGTTGTGGAATTCCGTAACTTCCTTTACCAATGAATCCTTCACAAATTGATCCAACAATGCAATTCTTTCTGCCAATTTAGCTTTATATTGCTTGCGGCTTTCCACAATTGCACGTGTCAATTTAGCTCTTTCCTGAACCAAACCGTTCTTGTCAGCAGCAAATTCTTCAATTTCCTTGCCAACATGTTCAGTTACAAACTTGTCAAGTGATTCAACAAGTTGTGCCTTATCATGTTCAAAGCGTTGGGCGTATTCTTCACGCAAACGTGTTTCAATCTGCTTTTCAGCTTCTTGAAGCTTGCTCTCCCATGCTTCGCGAATGGCTGTCTTGGTTGACTCATCCAACACCTCCGATTCAAGCAGCTTTTTTAATGCTTCTTCCATTTTTCACGCTCCTTAGCTTTTGAACAACTCATCCATAAATCTCAAAACTTCCTTGCGGAAATGCTTTTGAGCCATTGGATCGTGTTTAATTGACTCAGCCAAAGCATATATTCCAGTTCCACGCCGATAATTCATCAAACGTTCATAAATTGGGGTGGGGTAAGCATTGGGTGCAGAAGGTCGTGCTACAATATCAACAGTTACGATTTCAAAGTCTGAAACCCTACCATTGTCATCCACGTTGCCTGAACCGCGGCTACTCACACCCAACTTGCCACCTGACTCAATTAGTGTTCTCACCAGTTGACCCATTGGTGTGGGAACAATACGCAATTTACCAATGCCTTTGGAACCATTTAGAGAAATTTCTTCAACAATATGTGACACTCGGTCAAGATTGATGTTTAGTTCTTCAGGATGATCAGCTTCGCCATATATGGTTTCACCTCTCGCCATGGATTCACGTATTTGATTGACAGCTTTGGAAATTTCCACTTGTGGATAAATTCTATTGTTGTGATTGCGTACATCACCTTCAATAAAAATACCACGCATGAAAAGGTTTTTGGACTTTCCATTGCCATCTTTGTCAGCGCTTTCTTCCAATGTAACGTTGGCCTGATCCCAGGTCAAACGCTCAGTTAGAAGTGCTTTAGAAAACACAGTCACTGGAATTATACTCCTTTGACTCTTGCCTTACCTGAAATTGGACTTAGGTTGTTTTCTTTTCCAAAACCTTCATCCGAATTGAGTTTAGCTGTTTTGTCACCCTCAGCTGGAACCTTTGTTAGGGGTGCCATTGCTTTCTTGTGAGTGTTACTAAACTTACCTAGATCATTTACAGCAGGCGCTTTTTCCAAATCAAATCCCATGTGATTAGATGACTTGATTTCAAATGCCCCAGCATGATCCATTCTATCACCAAGTTTGCGCTGAGGAAGCGGGGATTGTGCATTTACTTTTAGTTTGGGTGTTTGACCGCCTGCTCCTGCATTGTCTTCACTTGTATCAACTCTAACCTTGTGTAGATAATCTTGCATGGCGGACTCCCCCAAATCTTCGAATTCAGCAAGATCCACTTCTTCGAACATATCGTCCAAATCCATGTCTTCATCTTCCTTTACTTCTTCAAAGTCTTCAGAGTCTTCAGAGTCTTCAGAGTCTTCAGAGTCTTCAGAGTCTTCAGAGTCTTCAGAGTCTTCAGAGTCTTCAGAGTCTTCAGAGTCTTCAGAGTCTTCAGAGTCTTCAGAGTCTTCAGA